TCGGGACTACCACCAGCCAATCCAGCAACGCCGCCAGCAGCAGCTCTAACTTCTTTAAAAGAAAATGCTGATAGATTTCCTAATACTTCTTCATTTTTTCTATCAATGTCTTGAACTTTTGGAGCATTACTAAAATCATTAGTTCTAGCATCTGTGGCTTTGATTAGTCTTTCTAAACTAGCAGCATACTTATCAGCATAGGCGTTGGCTCGACGATAAATATCCAGGGTTTTATCAATTTCTTTAACAATCTTTGCCGCTTCGTCAGCCCTTCGTTTTTCTATAGTCTCGTTTTCTTTAGCGGCTAGGGCTACGCGAGAGTATTTCATTCTAATATCATCTAATTCAGCATTAAGAGCCTTTTGTCTTTCTGGATCTGTTTCATTCGCTAACTCTTGCCATTTAGCAATATATTCTGGACTAACTTGAGCTATTTGTTGTGTTAATATTCTGAATGTTTTAGGATCTATACTAGCAGACACTTCATCAAGTGTTTTGCCTGTTTTACCCATTGCTGCTTCTAAAATACGTGTAGCAGATTCTGATCCAGCCTTTTGAGTGGTCACAATTTCTGTTGCGGTCTTTGTTCTTAACGATTCTTTGGAAAGATTTTTCTCTGCTTCTTGGGCTGCCAATGTCTTTAACTCTGTAAAAATCTCAGCCATACCAACATTAAGATCTTGTGTATTGGCCTCTGGATTTTTTAAGAATTGATCTAATTGTGTAGATATTGACTCGCTAGATTTTTCAATCTTAGCCTGTCTTGTTTTTTCAGCAAATTCTTCTGCTGCCTTTTGAGCCTTAAAAAAACCAGTTGTTAGTCCTACTAAAGCGCCAGCCGCTCCTCCGATAGCAGTACCCCACGGACCAAAAAATGAACCTATTGTGGCTCCTATACTACCATAATTGAGAGCATCTCCACCCATATTACTAATCATCCTACCGGATGTAGTAGATTCTCCACCACGCAATGAAGAAGCACCTTCTATAGCCGCACCACCAGCTGTTAATGCAACAAAACCACCCAACCCACCCATGCCTCCGCGACCACCCATTCTATTTCTAAATGCTTGGCCACTCAATCCTTCTGCTCTAGCAGCCCGTGCTTGTCTCATTAAATTACGCCCAGCAGATCCTGATGGAATTAATCCTGTTTGTTGAACATTTCTAGAAGCAGTAGTTAAATTCCTAGTAACGCCAGTAATATTTGTACCAAGTTTGGTTACTGTGCTACTTAAAGCAGTAAAAGCTTTGACTAATACTGGTCCAAGTCGTGTTAAACCAGCAACCACACCACCAACAAAAAACTTCTGAACTCCACCACCATTAGCGAATGTTTGTAATCCATCAACCATACCACCCTTATTAAATCCTTGTACTTTGTCAGCTCTATTTAATTGATGTAATCTTGACGATCCTATTCTCTGAGCAGCTTTTTTATTAATAACAAACTCACCGGGAGTTAATAGTGCTGGAACCGTGTCCTCTACACTACCTCCACTATTAAAGTATTGGAGTGCTGATGGCGAACTAATAGCTATGGCTTTGGAAATAGCATTAGCAATATTTTCAGGAGTGGGAGATACCTTAAATTCATTTGGCGTCACAAATCTACCTCCAAATAGCGGTCCTAATACCTCCTTGTTGCCAGCACCAGTAAAATCAAAAATTGCGTCTGTTGTGTCATTATCTGATAATAGATTTTGACTAGCTCTTCTAATAAAGGCTTCAAAAAAATAGCCCTTTATCGCTTGTTTGGCAGAGGAGCTTATTAGTTGATCTGTTGATACTTGCCCTCTTCCGGGTCTTAGTGGCTCTGGCAAAACGGCTACTGCATTATCAAATAGATCTGGTAATCCATTCATAATTTGTCTATCAAAAATATCTTTACCTCCTGGAGATAAAGTACTACTTTTACCATCTGTTGTTATTCTAGCTCCTCTAGCCTTTTGTTTATTCCCGATAAATGCCCTAAGCTTGTCTACGCCAGTAGCATTACCTCTAGCCAATACATCGCTTATGGTAGCAGAGATATCTGGTACTCCACCCTCTAAAAATGAAACGCCGAATGTTTTAGATAGCTTTATTCCATTAATAATTTCGTCTGATTGCGCGCCACCTAATGCTTTACGAGACTTAAGTTGGGATAATCTAGATTGTTTATCGGATGTAAATGCTCTTAGTTTTTGTCCCGAGTCTTGCCATCTTTTTTCTAGACTAAGCAAGCCAGATAGTTCGGATTGTTCTTCTGGAGTTAATGGCTTAACAGTACCAGATCTGTACGAACCAGTCCCCTTTTGTGCAAATCTTTGTACCAGTCCGCCAAGAGCAAATCTAGAGACCCTGTTTGCTCTTGGACCCTTAGACCTAATAGCATCCATAGCGGGCTGCTTATCTCCGCCTTGAGTAAATACCATATTTTGAACTGGGATGCCAAAAAGTTGACTTAAATATTCTGGAACGCCTCGTGTTCTACGAGACTTACTAATAATGCTTAAGGTTTTGGGATCTAGTTTTTTAGACTTTATAGACTCTAATAATTCTTTACCAAAAGCTGTTAGTGGTGAAGATTGTATATCCTCTAGTCTTTGTTGATCGTTTCTAAAATAGCGAGACAATACTTGGTTTTTAGCGTCTCCTGATTTTGCGCTGGAATAAGCTTTATCTCCAAGTGTTCTTTTTAGTGTTCTGTCAACATCAACAGCTCCTCCTCCAGCATTAATGAGGGCTTGAATAGCATCCGATGGTTTTGGTAATATGCTTCCAGAAGCTTGTAGAATATCATCAACTAGTGGAGCTTTGGCCAATCCTCCCGTAGCAAATCTTTTTATGAACCCACCCGAATTTTTTAGCATACTTCTCATTGAGGTGGTGATTTTTTTTCTATCCGGCTGTCCTTCTACTTTGTAAGCGCTTACTTGCTCAAAACCTTTGATTAAAGTTTGTGCTTTAATAGCATCTTGATCTAAAACCTGTTCTATTGATTTCTTAAGCGAACCTGGCAGTATTGCGTCAACGTCAGGATCTGTATCGAAAAACTTATTTTTAGTAATCTTTTTTGATAATACAGATCTAATTTCTTCGTGATTATCTCCTAGTATAGCTGCTTCGGGAGATTTGGAGCGTCCAGTGAATCTATAAATTCTATTAGATTGTTTCAGTGTTTTAAAAACATCCTTTTTTTTAATGTAATTTGATACTATATCTGAGTATGCTCCATAATTATCTTTTTTGTGAATAGCCCAATTTCTATTCCAGGTTTTAGGTAAATCTAATCCCATATTTGTATATAGTCTTGATATTTGTCCAATATTATTTGATTTAGCCCACTGTTGTAATTTTTTTGGAATAACTGGAGAGCTTAGTGATATATGGGTGAATTCTGTGGGTCCGGATTCAGGTAAATTAGTTGGTTTTTGAGCACTCTTCTTTTTAGCTGTGCCTCCTCCAGCATATCTATTCATTTTATGAAGATTATTCACTCCAATAGCTGAAACTGCTTTTTTTCTAATTACAAACTCTCCGGGGGTTAGCATTGCTGATACAGTATCTCTATTACCGGATCCCGGTACTAAACCACCACTAGCAAATCTTCTTCCACCGCCTAATCTTTGACCTAATCCTCTCGCTCCGCCAGCAGCACCAAATGCTCCAGCAAAACCAGTACCAAACTCTATTAAGGCAGATAATCCTCTGATTGTTGCAAGAGCTGTTAATGCTGGTAGTACGATCTTAGCAGCATCTGCGAGTTTGATAAGTGCGCTTGCTAGTTGTAATGATAGACTTACGAAACTTCTAAAACTATCACTTTCACCAATACTACGAACGAGCGCCGTGAACTCTTCTCTCACTTTAGCTATTTGATTAGCAATAGAAAGTTGTGCTGTGGCAGCATCTTTACTTAATGATGCTTGTCCTGTTTGAGCGGTTTTTAAAGCTTGTTGAGCAACGGCGAACTGTTGGATAAGAGGAATAACCTTACCAATCTGGCGGAATCCACCAAGTTCTTCAACGATCTGACTAAACTGCAAATCTCTTGGATCTAATCTACTTAAACCCTCACTTAGTCTCTTTACTGCTTCATATGGACCAACGAACTTACCCTCTAGATCAGTTAATGTTACTCCGAATCTTTCTAGAGCCTGAATAGTTTCTGCTCTTTGAATACGTGTGAAAATAGTTCTTAAACCAGTGGCAATAGTTTCAGCACTTTCACGAGTTGTGGCACGAACACTGGTGAAGATAGCCAAGAATTCATTTAATGCGTCTGTACCTTCACTAACGCCTTTACTAGCTGTGGCAAACACACCACCGGTACGCTGAATAGCAACAATTAAGTCACTAGCTTCAACAGCAAACTGAGCAGCCACAGCATTAACACTACCTAAAGCAGACTCTAGGTCTCCTGCGCCGATACCGAACTGTCTCATCAACGCGATACTACCTTCGACAGTTTGATTCATATCGTCGAACGATGGTGCTAAACTACTTTTTGCTAGAGCTTCAAGAGCTCTTCTAGTGTCTGCTGCGCTAAGACCGGCCTGAGCAAGAGTAACAGCTACCGTTGTTAATTCTGATGAGCTAACACCAAGAGATGTTGCAAGCTTTGTAATTTGATCAGACAGTCCTTGAAGTCCTTTAGCGGACTCACCTGTTACCTGTTGTAATCTAACAAACTCTTTATCGAAAGCAATAAAATCCGAGATGCCTTGACGCAAGGCTCCAGTAAAAGCATATATGCTGCTAGTCACAACCGTAAAAGCAGCAAATCTTCGTACAGCTAAAGCAGACTGTCTACCGAACTCTTGCATTTGTGTGGCTGCTCTACCAGCATTATTTCCAACATTATTAATGTTTTGACCAGCATTATTCAAGCCCTGCTGTGTGTTGCGTCCAATAACATTATTAAAAGACTGTCCCAAATTACGCAAAGCATCGCTTACAGCATTAGCGTTTGTGCTGGTAATTGATAAAGTGCCATTAAGCGCCCTTAATGCAGTATTCATAGTTGTAATATTACGAATACTAGCTGGATTAATTCGAGGATTAATATTAACATCAACACTACCAAGCTGGCGACGAATATCAGCGACCACAGTTCTGATATTAGACGGTCCTCTTAAATTAATTTCTGCGGTAAGATTAAACGCTCTTGCCATAGTGATTAATTACTTTCTAAAAAAATATCCCCAGAGCAGTTTGAGCCGCTTGGGGATATATTAGTATATAATATGGAATAACAATCAATTGTCTGATGAAGTGCTAGATGGTATTTCCTTAGTAGTGTTATCATTCCTATTCTCAGCATCCAGTATGATTGGTTGACCATTTTCATCTAAAAACGGCTGGAAATCTAATAAATAATCACCCTGATTATCTACAGGATTACCATCTTTATCAATAAACTCTCCCTTATCATTAACATATCTGCCATTTTCATCTACTAATCGACCATCATCATCTACCAAATGACCATCTTTATTAATTAGTCTTAATTTATCATCAACGAACTTATACTGCTTCAAAAACTTGTTTTCTGGTAATTTTGATTCATAGTCGTTTTCTAGACCATAAAGCATACCAGCCAAGTTTTGAGCAGCCAATATTGCTACTGGGTCGGATGACCTATTTAAGTAATCTTCGTAATTCTTAAAATACTGCTCTTTAGTATCAGTATACACCGTGCAAGCAGAAACTAAGTAGTTAAATCTAGCATTATCTGCTTGTCCTTCAGCAGTATGGGTATCTAAATTAGTCTTAACTGCTATTAAATCGCGCAAATCATCTCTGCTCTTTTTCATATTTAATGCGACTTTTTTAGCCTCTAAAATAGAAATACCGCCCTTGGCCAATTTACGTTCACCTTCTAGAATATCGGTTTGTAGTTTGGTGAACTGGGCTTGCTTATTGGCATCCCATAAGCCCTGTTCCATAAGTACATCATCTAGTTTGGCTCTAACTACAGCTTTAGCTTTTAATGCTTCACTAAAGCTTTGATTATAAACTTTTGTAGCTTCTCTTTGATCTTGTAGAGATGGTGCTCTAACAAATAGTGAAACTTCCTTATCATTAATAGTTGCAGAAAATGATCTGGTTAACATATTTAGTCCTCTTTCTTGTTGTTAAAACGGTAGTTATATTTGAGAGAATTTCCGGCTGCTATATCAAGATCAGATATGGCTTTGCGCAGTTGATTGTTGCCATTATTGAGTATCTGATTTCTTACAAAATCCCAACGATCCAAAAAATCTAATTCATTATCTGTTAGATCTTCGTCATTTTTATTTTGACCCCATAAATAACCAAATGTTTTTTCAAATTCAAATAAGGCGCCGATCATAGTTGTTTGAAATCTTTTAGTTAATATAGCTTTTTGAGTTGAGTCCATGTTTTATTTCCTATTTTTAAATATTTCATTACTTTGCTGTACAATCGTTCTTTGTACATCTGGTAACTTGGTATTATCAATCATATCCGAATTAGACTGAATAACAGTATTTCTTTCCCTTATAATATGTCTTGATGTATTATCATTCAAGTTATAAATATTCTGGGCCTCTTCTTGTGAATTAGCCATTATAAATACTTCTCCAGCTTTATCTAATTTTTTACCCTCTAATATTTTTTCTGTGCGATTTTTATTTTTATTCTTTTCGCTTTCTCTGCGTTGATGAATCATCCAACCATCAAAAAGATCATCATCTTCTATTACATTATCAGGAGGACATTCAGGATGCTCATAAGCGCTATCATACATTTTTGTTAATACAACTAAAGTCTTTTGTTCATCTGTCCAATTAATTGTAGCTTTATCAAATAGATGATCTTTATTAGCTGACCAATAATTTCTCCACTGATCACTTCTTGCTATTATTCTATATGTTTTAATATCTATAGAATCATTACCTATAAAATCAGATAATCTTGTCAATAGATCATAGTCTACATCATTTTGGGATTTAAAAACTAAATTATTATTTTCATCATATAAACTATGAATTAATAAATATTGATTTTTTATAATTTGGCTATATCCATATGCTGTACATTGATCTAAACTATGTCTAATAGCAAACTGTCTATTATAAGCACCGTTTATGTTTGATAAAGTTTTACGTAAACTTTTAAGCTTAGCAGGATTAAGAAAACTCTTGTATAGGTCTACTTTTGTGTCTTCTATTTGTTTTTCAAGATTTTTAAGATTATCATCTCCATTATATGTCCATAGGCCCATAGCGACCAATGTATCAACAATAGAATCGTCAGTAATCCAGTCGTTGAATCTGTTATACTCACACTCTTGTTGAGCATAAAGATCTGCCTCATATTTAATAGTAATATCTGGATAAATTAATTTATATTTTTTACCACTATATATAAAGAGGTAAAATCCAGATAGTATGCGTGATAGATATATTCCGACTGTTCTTTGATCCATAATCCTATACAATCATTCCGTTGTCTTCTAATACGAACCAGCCTAGAAACTAGGCTGGGGTATATGTGCTACCAGCAAGTTGACTGTAGAAGTTGCCACCGCTGTGTGCAACCACGAAGTCATTAAATGTCTGATAACTATATGTTACACTAACGTTACCACCACCAGTATCACCACCTGTATAGTTAACACTGGTAAGTTTGCTCTTGGTGCCAAGATAAATTCTTGTACCTTCGCAAGTCTCAAGGAATATGGTTTGATCAAGAAGATTATGGCGACCACTGCATTGTGGAGTATTAACATCTGCTACTGTTGTACCAGTAAGACCAGCGTAATATCCACTTTCTGTCGCGTTGATCATATCTCCTGTCACAGCAACAACTTCAAACTCTGATGTTACTTCGACTGGGAATGTTACATAACGATGATAAGGAGCAAATGTACCTAGTTCTTGGATAGCTTCACGACCAAAATCACAACTAACTGTGATATTTTGGAAGTGTACAGCAAATCCGCTACCACCACCAAGCGCATCATTTGTTCCGCTGGCACTAATGCCTGGGATTTGTGTTGGGAAGCGGCAATTTGCCATGTTAAGGAACTGTCTGCGAGCAACGCCTTGAGCAGCGATAGGAGCGTCTGTATTATTAAATGCTCCTGTGAGAGTGCCGCCCCATACCTTATTATTACCAACTAATGTTACATCTTCTGTAAAATTACCATCTACTGGAAATGTATAGCTTACACTGCTGACATACATGCCTGAGCATGTTAGTGCTGAGATAGATGTGCCGCTGGAACTAACGTTGGTATCATTGAAAACTGCGAGTTGCATATCACAACGAGCGTTTTGGCGACCTGGAATTGTGGGATTAACAGCGGTTAAACCAGTAGCAATACTAGATCCTTTTTCTGTGGCAATAACGTAAACAATTGGATAGCCGTCTAGAACCTTATTAAGAGTAACCTCAACATCAGGAACATTCTCAACGTTCTGATAAATGGCCAATTGTCCCATCTCGAACACTTGTTCTAGATTAAAATTTGTTGTGATGCCAACAGTTTGAAGGCCGTGAACTGGTAACTTATCTGTGTTAAGTGTTCCAGCGGCTTGACCTAGCACAACCTGTTGAATTGCATAATAAATACGATTATTGGCCATAATTAATCTCCACTGTAATTTTAGATTTAGGTTAAATATGCCTATGGTGGTATATTGATCTTATTTAAGATACACTAAAAAGATAAAATCAACTTGAAATTATCTCGACTGTAGCTCGCGCCATCCCTTGATGAAAACTAGGATGAGGACTATCAATTTCGAATAAATTAATATTCTTAATAAAGCATTTTCTCCAAGGATAAGTTTGTACAATATCTGGATACATTAATGGACTATTTTTAATATCGCCATTATAGTCTAATGGAAAAACGTCGTTTTGTGCAACTATGTTTGTATCATATAACTGAATGGTTAAGTCTTGTTGTAATCTTATGATATCTAAAAGCTTATTACGGTCATTTTTAGTTTCAGCATATACATAAAAAGCAATATCTTGTTCCAGCCACAATAGAGAATTACCTAATTCATATGGTCGTGATCGTGATCGTGGTACCGATTCTATAACTATAGCGGGTAGTTGTATTCTATGATTAGCTCCTATGGACCACTCTCCATCTTCGGATCTTTGTATATCAACATTAGAAGTTTTAAATGACTGATATTGTAATATATTAAACCATGGACTTTCTGATGCTCTGTGTGTTTGTACAAATCTATAACTGTGTTCAACATCAACTGTTGAAGATAATGAAATAGGTGAATTAAATATTATTCTACCTAATGGATAGTTAACACTGAAATTACCAGATTTATTAACTGTTGTAGTCCCATTAATTAGTGCAGAAGATACGACGGTGGGTGATGTTTCTCCGTAGGTCGCTGAGGATTCCCAAACCCAATCTTTTCTTATTCCTTGCCACACTCGACCATCTGCATATGCAGGATCATTCACGGGTATTAATCTATAAGGATAGTTGATGCCGTAGAGTGTGGAATTGGATATTTTAGCATCAAACCAAGCTCCAATATTTAAAAAAGACCAATCAAAATACATCTTAAAATTAGCTTCTACTATATTAAGTAGAAGATCCTCTGATATGTTGTTGATTCCCTTAAAACAGGTATTATAGTCACAATTACTCATAGTTTAAATGTCCTGTTAAGCAGGTTCTCTATATCATCAGATACACTATCTATGGCCCTTGTGATCCAATTATCAGAAGCCGTACCACTATACACAGACGGTACTTTCCATGAATTATTGCTTGGTTTCATAAGAGCATTGCCTGTTCTAGAATATTGATTAGCGCCTAAAATAACTTCATATTTATCAACTATAGTTTTATTTCCTTCTAATAATAGCCACTCTAACCATGGCAAAGTATATCCACGAGCACTATCTATAACTAAAGCATAATCAGTATATAACACATCTGCATAGTCTATTCTAATAGTACTAGCACTAAACATAGCCTTAATTTTGCCGTTTGCCACAATGGGCTTCATTTGTGAATAATTAATATTATTGGCCCATATATCTATTAAACCGGCTAATTTAGGACCAGGATCAGGTATACCAAATTCGTACCGTAAATCACCACTTAATAAAGACTGATATTCTGGAGCATTAACTATACCTTGTCTAATAATAGAAGGTAATTGACTTTTGAGATTCTGTATCGCACTATTCATGTAGTTTGTAACATCAACCAACAGAGCTTGAAGTATTTTATCAGCTATGTCTGCATTATTTTCTATTAGTTTTAAAGATAGTCTCATTAGTGATGCTAACTATGACTAGGAGTTGGTGTTGGTGTTGCACTAAGAGATGGTGTTATCGATACTGTTCTTGTTGGGGTGGGTGTTCTTGTGAGGGTGGGTGTAACAC